CCAGAAGTTGAATTTCCTCTGTTTTCAACAGCAGCAAATAAACCTTCAGTACCACCTTGTGGTAAAGCACCACCAAGTCCTTGAGTATCTAGAGTCGTATCATTAGCAATAACAATTCCTTCAAGACACGTCATCTCACAGTTATCAGCAAATCTCATTCTAGTTTCTCCTTCAGCTTTTAAGTACCATAAGTAACCTCCACTACCATCTTCACCAGCAACTTCAACCCATCCTACAGATGAAACGTCAGATCCAGAAACGTGATACATGTCTCTGATAATAACTGGCTTGTTAGTTAAAGATAAGAAATCTGGCTCATTAGCCGTAGTGTAAGGAGTATCTGATCCTTTAGCCCACTCTGAACCATACTTAAGTACAGTTACAGGGTCATCGCCCATTGCGATACCAGCTTCAGATGCATGCCCTTGAGTATAAGGAAGAATTGTAACAGCATCAGCATCTACAACTGTTACTCTACCTGGGTAAGTAACGCTTGCGTTAGCTACTAAACAAGTATCACCAACACGTAAACCGTGACTAGATGCTACGTAAGTAGCGTTCGATCCAGCTTGTGCTGTAATCGTTACTTCAGAAGCAGAAGCATCAATCGTACCTGTGTACGCTAAATGTAATCTACCTTGTTCAGACCATACTACTCTATCAGCAGTCATAGACTCTTCAGCTCCTACTTGTGAAAGAAATCCTGAAATTGTTCTGTTTCCGAACACCTCAGCTTCTTGCGCCATAAGATCTGGTAAATATTGTTGTGCCCACCCTTCAGTCGCCGCCGTAGTAAAATCTACGTAGTTCGACGATAATGTTGATTGGATTGGACTTGGAGTCAAGTTAAGTGACCCACCTGCAGTTAATGCCATAATTTTGTTTTTTTAATTATTTTTTAAATTTATTGTTTTTGATTTTGAACTTAAAGTCAGAAGAATCACTACCTAATGCTTTAAACTTCATACCACCAACTTCAATTTCTCCATGACTTTGTCTTGGGCTCATATCTATGTTTTTAGCATTTGCCATACTATTTTTCATGGCGTCTGCCTTACCTTGGTCGTAAAAGTGTTTTGCAACAGCGTCAGCGTTCATAGCCGTGTAAAGAGATTTATGATAACCCTTAGCGTCTGATAGTGTATTATTTTTATCCAAAAACTTTTTGGTAAAATTATTTATATCACTTTGAGTATCCTTAACCTCGTTAGCATTGTTAACATTAAATCGATATTTTTTATCCCCGACGTTATATTCAAAACCTTTGAACTTGTCGTTAAAAACCTGCTCGGTCTTTTGGGTAAAAACATCTGTATTCTGCTTAGCTGCTTGTTGAGTTACTTCTGACTCCTTATTGTACCTATCAAAAAAATTAATTGCTTTTTGTTGCTCTGTCGTGAGCTTCGATCCAGCTTTAATTTCTTCATAGTATTTAGACTTTTGCCCGTCTAGGTGGCTTTTAGCGCTGGCAACTTGCTCTTTAAGCGCTATTTTTTTCTTTTTAATATCTCTATCCTCATCAACTTCTTCGTCAAAAGAGAATGTATCTTCCATAAGAAAGTTAATTTCTTCATTGTTTAAATGAGGTTTTGTCTGCTTATAATACTCATGCAATAGATCTTGGTTGTCCATATCGCTGTAGTCTTTATTGAGCTTAACATAATCGTTTAAATCTCCACCAGTATCATCCATAAAGTCTATTAACTTTTTAATATTTTCTGGTAGTGGTTCTCCAGTAGCCTGGGCTTCTGCTATAGCTTCTTCAACCTGCTCTTCAGCTTCTTCCACCTGCTCTTCAGTAATTTCTTCTAACACTGAGGTTTCTTGTATTTCAGTTTCACCTTGCGTTTCTGTTTCGCTAACAACCTCAGTTACTGCTTCTTCAGTTTTTTCTTTTGCTACAACCTCGGTCTCTATCTTTTCTTTTAACGGAGGTGCACTTAAATCTACTTTTGTAACGTTATCGTTTCCAGCAGACTCAAACTTACTTTCATCAACCGCTTCTACGGTTTGCTCCTGTGTAGTCTCTTCAACTACTTTTTCATTTTCTTCTTCCATAATATAATATAATAATAATTAATAAACTTACCTAGGATCAAAAGAACCTAAGTCAAACCCGCCACCTAGTATATCATTACCTGATGACTCAAAGTTTTTAGGGGGTTTGCGATTGTTTCTTTGGTCAATCATTTCTGATTGTTGTGTTGCTTGAATTTTTGTTCTTTCGTCTTTACGGTCTTCTTTTTCTTTGTCCTTACCTGCGTTTTCCTGCGACTCCACACTCCTTAATTGCACGTTATATTCAAACTCTAAGCCCATTAGTTCTTTTTTCATTTCTACCTCTTGAAGCATTCTTTGAGACTCTAATTGAGCTTTAATTTGCTCTAGTTGCGCTGTGCTCTCGGATATAGCTTGATTTTTCTGTACCTCAGCTTGCATAGCCGCTTGTGCGGATTGTTGGTTTAACTGCGCTTGCTGTTGCATGTTTTGCATTTGGACTTGTTGATCTTTTTGTTGTTTTTTCTTTCTACGTATTTTTAATACTTGGTTTGCTAGTTTAATATTTCGAATATCCCTAAGATCAATTGCATCCTCTAACTCTATACTTTGTTGTTGTAAAGCCATTTGAATATTGTTCTCTAGCACAGCTTTTTCTTCTTCGTCTGGCGTTAACTCTAAAAATATACCAAAGTCATATAAATGTAACTCTGACATTTCTTTTAAAGTAGCAACGTTGTGTGCGCCAATGGCTTGAATAAAAGCATCTTTAGTTGGAGAGTATTCTATAATATCAGATATTCTAAGAGATAAGCACTCAGCTACTGATGACGTTAAAAATAGTCCAGACTGTAATATATGTCTAGTTGCTGTGTTTGAATTTGCTGCTGCTAGTTTTTGGACACCAACCAAAGCGTGTTTGTCTGGCATGCTACCATCTCTAGCCTCGTTAAGCCCAGTTACATCTCTTATCATTTGTAGGTAATAATTGTAATTTCCTATAAGAGCTTGCATTTTATTTCCTCCGGATCCAGATGTAATTTCTTGAATAGGTATTTTTCCTGGATTTTGGTCACCCTCAGAAGTAAAGCTTCTACCGATAACAGATCCTGTTTGAAAAAACATGTTTAATGCTTCTTGAGGATTGTAGTTTGTTCCGTTTCCTAAATCAACCTCAGCCAAGCCATCGGCATCAAGATAAACTCCATCTGGAACCATGCGAGACATTATTTGTTGAAGTTTCAAGTGGGTTAGTTGAATCATGTCAGCAAAGCCCGTTATTCTTTTAACTAAGGAATCTATTTTCCCATTGTACATTCTAGGAGCAACAACAGCGTAGTTCATTTTAACTTTAGTGTAATCGCTCTTTGGCCGCATCATGTTTTTAGCCATTTCCCACTTAAGCAACTTATCCGTACCAAGTATCATAGCACCTTCGTAAAGGCATTCTATAGACCTTAGCATCCTTCCATACCCACCTTCTTTATCTTCTGGTGGATTAAACGAATCATCTTTAGGTATAATTTTATCAGCCCCACTTCCAGTTTCTTTAACCTTATAAACTTCGTTCATGTAGGTTTTGTAATTGAAGTAAACAACTTGAATAGTATTACTATCTTGTTGGTCTTTAGAGTATCTAGAGTTTTGGTTAGCTCTACCATTACTCTTGTTTTTCATTATATCTTCTAGATCTTCTCCTGTTAGGTGGGGAAACTGTTTAGCTAATTCGTTTATTGGAATAGACTTGATTTCACCAACATAGTATATATCTTCAAAGTAAGGTGAGTCGGTGTGAGAGTAAACTAAATTTGCTGGATCCACGTAGTCTATAGTGACGCCCTCAGAAGTATTAAACGATGTTTTTACGGCTCCAATACCAAGAACGGTAAGATCGTAATAAAATCTCTTTTTTATTAACTCGTAATTATTACCTTCGAAAAGAACGTTTAAAGCTTGTTCTTCGGCAATTTCAACAGCTTGTTTGTAGTTTAACTGCATGTGAAGGTCTAACTCTTCTGTTGAATCTGGTAGCTCGCTTTTTTCATTTTCATAAAGATTCATATTTAAGTTATCCATAACCAAGTCGTTAAACTCTTTAGTTTGCATATCTCTCATTATAGATTCCATATATTCTGTTCGCTTGTTAACACCAAACATATCTTGGGAAAAAGCTTTTATATCATAAGTTCTTTCGGCTATACCATTAACAACTACGTCGACAAATTTAGAAATAATCGGAACAGGCTTCCAATCTAAATTAAGATAGGACAAATCACCGTTTATAGATAACTCATCCTTATATTTTTGAATAGACTGCTCGCCTCGAGCGTACAATCTTAGATTATGAAAATTATTTTGATTAGAGTTATATCTATTAGAATTTCTTTCATCGTTAAACCACTCTTGCTCTATTGCTTTACCTACTTTTAACCCATACTCATAGCTTAACTTTTCAGCATCGCTAACTGTTTGACTTGGGAAATAACTTTTAATGCCAGACTCTGCCATATTTATTACTTAATTATTTGTGAATTGTTTCCAGTGTTCGTGTATCTAGAAACGTTTATATTTAACTTAGGCTTTTCAACCTTTGCATTTGGTCTGTATAAGTGTCTATTATTAGCCATAATAGCTAAACCAGAACTTATCGACGCATCATGCTTTGTTCTTTTGTTTATATCAAACCTAGTCCAATCGTTTAATAACTCGTTGAAATAACAGTCTCCGTGAGTTCCATCTTGTTTAATACCTACATGATCTTGTATATACATTTCAATCGCAGCGGCATGTGCTTGTTTTATATCTTCACTTGAATTGGGTATTCCACCAACTTCTTTTTCCGCTACAGATAATTTGTTCCATATTTTATCAGGTCTGTTCATACTAAACCCTCTATATCCTCTTCGTCTTAAATA